TAACCACTGCTGGAATGGTCACCGTGATGCCTAGGTCAAGGTTGTAGCCGGTGATGGTGACATTGCCACCGCCAGCAGTGATAAGGCAGCAGTCAAGGATCGGGTGTGAGCTGCGGACACCTACTGCGGGCGCAATGGTGCGCAGTGCATGGTCTAGATCAGCTTGCGAGATTGTGAGCTTCATTGAGTGCAGCGATGATGTTGTTGTAATCGGCTTGAAAGCTGGCGACGAGTTCCATGGGGATGGGCACGCCGTCATCTTGAGCATTGTCGCGGATGGCATGGGCATATGCCATCGCTTGCGTCATGCAGTCATGCAAGCGGTTGATGACCGGCGACTGCTTGGCGCTGATGTTTATCAAGTCTGGTGATGACATAAGCAACGAGATATTCAACCTGCTGCCGAGGCAAGTCACCGCGCATAGCGCCAACTGCATCAGCAACCAGCGCATGGTACTCCACCGTGTTCAACCGTGCAACCGGCAGGCTTAACGCTTTGTTGCGAATGAACGCTGAGCGGCTGGTGCCTGCTACTGCCGCTTGGTGGTCCAATGCGGTCAGGTCAGCGGGCTCAAAACGAACTTTGATCTCTTGCATGGGGGGGTGTTACGCCTGTTACGGTGCGTTACGCCTACCGTAACACCCGAGATCGCCCGCCAGCAACGGGATCTTAGCCGCTTGTTACGTTGTTACGCCTTTTTCAGAAGAGACATACATACAAGAGGACAGGCAGATCAGTAGGTAGGTAGGGCTTCTTATATAAGGGGGGCTCTACCGCGCAACCGTAACAGGCGTAACAAGCGTAACAACCCAGTCCACGACAAGGTTTTTACCGTAACAGGCACCGTAACAAGCAAAGGCGACCGTAACGGTCAAATTGTGGCTACTGGAATGCTGACAGCCCTGCTGGTGCCTGACATCCCACGGAATCGGGTGACGCCAGGGCGGCCAGCACCAGCTAGGCGCGCAAGCACCGTCGGCCAGCAATTGCTCCATGGCGTATCGCTGAGGATGGATGCCACGGCGTTGGCAGTATTGGAGACGTAAAGCAGGCCAGCTTCGGCTTTGATGCCATTGCGGCCAAGGGTGGCTTCGGCTAGTTCAGCGGTCACGTTGAGGTCATTGCCGTGGTGCAAGGCAAGGTCCACAAGCTCGCTGATGGTGCGTGTAACGGTCTTGTCACCTTCAACGCGAAGCTGATGTTGCAGGATGCGTTGTAGGCAACGCTTCTCATCTGGCACCTCAGTTGATTGACTGTATGGCTCCCAATTGTTCTGCTCAATTAGATTCCATGCCTGCTCGCGTGTGGCGACCTCACTGGACTGCAAAGACCATGCTCCAGCTAGAAGAGTGCCGTATTGATCGCCTAGGCGTTGGCTATCAAATGCTTCTGCTGCTGCACGGGTGAAGATACGCACGCTGGCGCGTATTGTGGGGATGAGTGCAATAGTGCGAGCTTGCAATCGCTGACCAGTTGATTCTGATATGCAGCGATCAAGATCACGCTCTAGGGACTCCCAGTGAGCAATGCGCTCATCTTTGGCAATGTCACTTGAGTTGCGTAATGTAAGCTGCGCAAAGCGTGACTTATCAGCACCTTGCTTGAGTGCGGTAGCAATACTGCTCATAAGAAACATTGAGCGGATGGTGTAACGCTGGCTGTCACCTTCTGGACTGCCTTTAAGGGTATGCGCCTTGGACTCACTGGATGCAACGCGGGCAAGGCCAAGGATGGCTTGCATTCGCATTTGGTCTGAGCGCTCATTGGATTCAGCTTCATCGAAGACCACTGGTCGCGCATCAGCACGCAACTCTTGGCGGATACCAGGCTCAGTGGTGTTACCGCTAACGATCAGGCCCATGTCGCCAAGCAATGGGACGACGTACTTCTCAAGCACTGCCGATTTACCGGAACCGGCACCAGCGGTAAGCCAAGCATGAGGGCGCCAGGCAAGAGCACCGCAGATTGGCGCAAGTGTCACCCAGCCGGCTAGTAGCAAGCCTGATGCGGGTACCTCCCAGTGGAAGCGCTCGGCTAGCTCACCGATCTCGTATGCCTCGGTGTCGGTGAGCGGCTTGGCGCCATTGGAGCCATGCAGCCTGGCAAGGCGCTGATAGATGTAGGCGCTGTTGCTGATGCCATCGGATGTGCGCTGCGGGATGCCATCAACGATGAGCCGGTCACCTAGGTGCAGGATGGTGCGCTTGTTATCCCACCATGCGCCACGACCGCGGATGCGATCAGGGCTGTAGACACCTGCTGCAGCCTGCTGCGCAAAGAGACTGCCGGCTGCTGCGGTCCAGTTGGCGCCAGTTTTGGATGGGTACAGCGATTCCCAGTAGGAGAGCGGCGCAATGGCTACGAGGTTGGTGCCGGTGTGGCTGCTGCGTGATAGGCGCGTGACCTGGCCAGTGCTGTTGGGTTGGTAGTAATAGGAGTCGTTATCAAAGCCAAGGCAGGTGAAATATTCGCCTACCGCCGGCAGCGGATCAGGATCAATGGCTGGCTCAGGCTCAGGCAGTGGCGCCAGCTCGGGCAGCTCAATGGGTGTCGAGCGGTTGGCCTTGAGATAGGTGGATGCCTCTGCTGGCGACCATGTTGCATCTGCCAGATCCCAGCCTTCATCGACATCAGCAGGTGGCTGGACAATGCGGACTTGGGCGGCACCAGCTTTAAGCAGCTTTGGCGCCAACTTGGCCATTGCTTCGCGGCCAGGTGCATCCGCATCAGGCCATAGGACGCAACGCCTGCCCGCTAGCGGTGACCAGTCGGTTTTGTCGATGGCTTTGCAGCCCGATGGCCAGCAGCAGCAAGCAGCAGATGGGAATAGACGCTGCGCTGCATCAGTGGCTTTCTCGCCTTCGCATATGAGCACTGCTGCAGTCGGGTCGCGCCTAGCCCAGTAGAGCGGACGGGGTGCTGGCGGTGCCTTGCGTTTCCAGGATTCGCCGTCAAACCACAGCGGACGGATCTCCTTCTCGTCGCCTGGTAGATCGCGGCGCACAACATAAAACGTATCGCTGTAGCGCCAGTGAGCGTCCCAACCTTTAAGTGGTGGCGCAGGCATTGGTTTGGCTAGGCCCAGATGCTGCTCAATGCGCTTGGCGGCTTCGGCAAAATCCCATCCCGTCTTGCGCATCAGTAGATCCATGCCATTGCCACCGCCGCCGGTGCAGGCCTTGCCACCACATTTATTGCAGTACCAAGAGCCGGTACCGTCTTGATCATCAAAACGATAGCGATCCTTGCCGCCACATAACGGGCACGGCTGGTGCTTATCGGTTAACTGATCACCGGTAAGGCCAGCAAGATCCGTCAGCAGGTCGGGCCACCTGCCGTTTGCTGCGTCGAGGATGCTCATCGCTTGGTCGCTGGCAGGATGCCGTCGCGGTGGAGGCGCATGGCTTCGGCAATGAGGAGCCTGACAGCGGTACCGCGTGACATCTGATCGCCAGACCACTGGTCAAGCCACTGGATCTGCTCCCGCGTCAATCGCAGGCTAAAAGGCGGGCAAAGGGGCATTGGGGTCGCGGAGCACTTGCCAATGGTAACCCAATGGGTTACGATGCGCAAGCCAGGCGGGTTTAGCCCTGCATAGCGCTCAGGCGCTGTTTAGCAAGTCACCCGCCGCACCACTTGCCATATGGAACAGATCAGCTTTTTGCCGGAGCCGGCGCCCATGCCAGGGCCGCAACCGATTCACGTCGGTCAGCGCGTTTGGGGCTGTGATTATGGCTCTGGCTACTTTCATTTGCATTGCGACGGCACATACAAAAAGGTGCTGCCTGATCAATTTGCCGCATTGTCATTTGCAACCGCTGGTGATGTAGTAGTGGTGGAAAATGCGCACATGCAGCCAAAGGTTAGAAGCCTTGCGCAGGTTTTTAGCTTTGAGCAACTTATTGCAATCAAGTCAGAGGCTCTACGGCGCGACATTTCAATCCGTTTGTGGTTCCACTCACAAACACCTAAATGGCGGGCAACGCTTGGCATGGGCGACAAGTCTGACGAGGTAGACGCCGAAACTGTTTACCGAATTATCCAGTATCGCGGGCTTGATGGATTGCAGTATTTTAATCCACGGCAGCAATACCCACCGCGCATTGAGTGGGCGCATGAACAGCTTAAAGATATGAACGAATGGTTGAATGTAGCTAGATGCGACTATCAAGCCAAGAATTGCGCGGCTTTTAGGTTGTACATAAAAGAAGGCAGGCCAGCAGCGGTAAGGGTAATGCTGCAAAAGTACAATGCCGGCACATGCAGCCCTGATCTTTACAAGGATTGCAGCAACTGGTTTCTCAAGTCACAAAAGGCTAAACAAAATGAGCACATTTACGGCTTGAGCTTGTGGGCTGCCTTTGTGGCCAGTGACGGCACAACGCGCAAGTTTAATGGCCAGATGCCTGGCGTTAAGTTTGTGATGCAAGAACTATTGCGGCAGCGACCTAATCATTTTAAGGGTGGTACCGCTAGGTCAAACATCATGCACCATCACTTTAGGAACTTAGCAATAGCTGAACTTGGCACGCGGGCAAGCAAAACGCGACTGCATGAGTTTGAGCCACATGAAAAGGAAAAGTTTCTTGTCTTTAGGCGCCGCTATCGCAAAGCGATGACAACCACATTACATGCAATGCGCGAGTATTTAATTGAGCGTGATGTTGTTTAGGGTGCCATGCCGTATCGCGGCATTTAGCTCAACATAACACTACGCTCACACTATTCCTGCGGTTGTTTAGACTGGCACACCTTTTAGGTGTTTACCCCAGCATGACCGCACACAAAAACAAACCCATGCAATTAAGACCCTACCAGCAACAGCTAGTAACCGACATCCGCCTGCAATACCAGCTAGGCCACCGCAAGGTGCTGGCGGTACTGCCAACCGGCGCTGGCAAGACGGTGTGCTTCAGCCACATCGCCCAAGCTGCCGCCAAGAAAGGCAACCGCATCTGCATTCTTGTTCACCGTGCTGAGCTACTAGATCAAGCCAGCCGCAGCTTGTCCAGCATGTCTGTACAACACGGCCTAATCCAAGCCAACCGCGCTATGGACCTATCTGCGCCGGTGCAGGTTGCCAGCGTGCAGACGCTTGCCCGCAGGCTGCATAAGCTGCCGCGTGACTTCTTCCAGTTGGTGATCATCGACGAGGCCCACCACAGCAATGCCGGCACATGGGCGCGCACACTGGAACACTTCCACCAAGCGCACCTGCTGGGGGTTACCGCAACCCCGATCAGGCTCGACGGCCGCGGCCTTGGCGAGCACTACCAGGCAATGGTGGAGGGCCCCAGCGCTGCTTGGCTAACCGACAACGGCTACCTCGCCCCTGCGCGGGTGCTAGCACCGCCAGGCTTCGATACCACTGGCCTACGCAAGCGGATGGGCGACTTCGACACCAAGGAGGCTGAGCACCGGATCGGCACGATCATGGGCGACTGCTTAAGCCACTACCGCAAACACCTCGACGGGCAGACGGCGATCGCGTTCTGCTGCAGCGTGGCCCATGCAGAAGCAGTGGCACGGCTGTTCATGGGCGCCGGCATTCCAGCCGCAAGCATTGATGGCAGCATGACCAGCGAGCAACGGCGTGACCTGCTGCAGGCGCTAGGTACTGGTCGGATACGCGTGCTCACCTCGTGCGCACTCATTGGCGAAGGCGTGGACGTGCCCTCGGTCGGCGGCTGCATCCTGCTACGGCCTACTGCATCTACCAGCCTGCACCTGCAGATGATCGGTCGCTGCCTTAGGTCATCGCCCGGCAAGGCTGCTGCAGTGGTGCTTGACCACGTCGGCAACACGCTGCGGCTTGGCCATCACCTAGAGCCGCGTGAGTGGACGCTAGACGGCCTAACCAAGCGTGACCGCGACAAGGCGCCATCGGTCAAGGTGTGCCCGCAATGCTTCGCTGCAATGGCTAGCCAGGCTAAGCAGTGCGGTGAGTGCGGCCATACGTTCGCCGCTGAGGCTAGGGAGTTGCAGCAGGTCGAGGGGGAGTTGGTGGAGCTTGAGAGGCAGCAGGCTAAGCGCGAGCAAGGTGGCGCTCAATCGTTGCAGGATCTAATTGCGCTAGGCCACCAACGCGGATACAAAAACCCAGTGGGTTGGGCCAAGCATTTACTAGCCGCCCGCCAAACCAAAGCACAATGGAGCAAAATCAAATGAGCACCAATGAGGACAGAGTTCAACTTGCAACATTGATCAAGGAATTGCCAGTATCCAAGTCTAGTGTTTTTGAATTACTCAAAAACATGGGCATTGAAAGGCAGAGGGGTCATGGTCCAGATGGCAAAAATCGAGTGGCATGGATTGCCCATGATGATGCAGAATCTTTGACCAATGCTGCTAATCAAGTGGCTGATGGATCGCGTCAGATTAGTGACTTCATTTCTAGTAAAACACGAAATCGCAGGGGCACCCAACTAGCGATCAACTGCCCGGCGCCGCTGATGGAGCGCCTTAGGGCTTATGCCGATGATGAGCGCCGCACTGTGACCAGCCTTGTGTTGGAATGGATCGAGGCCGGGCTTAGCAATAAAATAGATTTGCCAGAATCAAAAGTACTAGTGACAAAAGATACAGAATTAGCAGATTTGACTGACCTTGTGATTTCCTTAAAGGAAGACGTTGAAAAATTGCAGGAATGGCGCAATTTATGCGCAAATTATTAAAACAATGAACGTCAACGCGATTACATGTCAGGCTGCGCGGCAAACCAGGATGATTGAATGACCAGCGAACAACACATCCAGCAACACATCCGCCTGACCTGCAGCACCGGTGCTACCAGGCTGTTTCGCAATAACACTGGCACGCTGCGGGACCAGCATGGCCGCCCGGTCAGCTTCGGGCTTGCTCGCGGCTCAGCAGATCTCATCGGCTGGCGCACGGTGACGATCACCCCAGAGATGGTGGGGCAGCAGGTGGCGGTGTTCACCTCTATAGAGGTCAAGACCCCTACCGGCAGGGTGAAGCCAGAGCAGCAGCAGTGGCTAGATGCAGTGCAGGCAGCAGGTGGCATCGCTGGCGTAGCCCGCAGTGTCGAGGATGCCGAGGCACTGTTAAGCAATACGACACCGCAGGGTTGACGAGGGCGGCGCATGGTGTAGGATACGGGGACAGGAGGCGAGAGCTTCCACCCCAACCCAAGAACCATGACTGTTACCACCTTCCGCAGCTCCTACGGCACCTACAACGTGACTCGCGCCGTGCTGGCTTGCCAGCCCGAGATCAGCGCCGAGGGCACTACCACTCAAAACGTGCTGATCTTCGAAACGACTGATCAAACGGAGGCCGTGAGCATTGTCGGCAAGACTCTGTTTCTGCAGGCTGATGGTCGCACCTTTGAATCCAGCTACGACGGCCAGCGCCGCACCTCGCTCAAGCCTTGCGCTCGCAAGCAATACGCCCGCGCATTGCAGCAGGGCTACAGCGCCGACATCGCGCTGATCTACTAACCCCACGCGGCCAGCCGGGGCCGCAACCAATCCGGCGTTAATTACCCCACACCGAGAACCATGGTCAACAACCCTTGGGTTAATCGCATCACCGCATTGGTGTTGCTCGCTGTCATCTACGCCGCTGGCTACGCCGGTGGCCGTGACAACGCCATCCTTGCGCATCACAACCATCCCGCTTGCCATACCAATCTCAAGCCATGAGCGAATCTGACATCTACTGGACCTTCGTTACTGCCATCAAATACGCCGGCAGCTTCTACCAAGCAATGGGCATTGCTGGCCTTGCCGCTGACCCCAACAACAAGCGCCGCATCCTTGCTGCATTTCCTGAAATGGTCGCCACCTACGGCACCGCTAGCAGGCTGCATCAGACCATGCGCGCAGGGGTAGCGGCATGACCAGCAATGCTGACTACCACGCCGACCCAGCTATCAGCGCTAGCCACCTCCATGCAGTGGCTGCCAGCCCCTACCACTACTGGAGCCGCTTCCTAGCACCAGACCGTCCGCCATCAGTGCAGACGGCTGCAATGAAGCTGGGCAGCTTGACCCATTGCGCGGTGCTGGAGCCTGACGAGCTAAGCAAGCGCTACGCCATCTGCCTGCCGCGCAATACCAAAGCCGGCAAGGAAATGGAAGCCGAGATGCAAGCATCTGGCATCGAAGCCGTTACCAGCACCGATATGGAGCAGGCGCTAGCAATGGCCGCCAGCGTGCGCAGCCATCAAGCTGCTGCAGCACTGCTGCGTGACGGCAAGGCAGAGCAGAGCTTCTGGTGGGATGACATCCAAACCGGACTGCGCTGCAAGTGCCGCCCTGACTGGTACGTCGGCAACACCATCGTGGACCTCAAGACTACAATTGATGCCAGTCCTAAGGGGTTTGCTAAGTCAGTTGCGCAATGGCGGTACCACATCCAGCAGAACCACTACCTAGCCGGCACCTTCGCTGAGCGGTTTGTGTTCATTGCTGTTGAGAAAACCTATCCGTATGCCGTTGGCGTGTACGAGCTAGACGAAACTGCAGCGCTGCATGGTGAAGCGGAACGCCGCAACAACCTGCAGACCATTGCCGACTGCCGCGCCATTGCTGAATGGCCTGGTTACGGCAACACCATCCAACCGCTGAGCCTGCCTAAATGGGCGCTTACCGGCACCACAACTATCACCTCCGATGACTTCTAGCTCCCTTGCGCTCTGGACCCCAGAGCAGACCCAACTGATTAGCACCACCATTGCACCTGGCTGCAGCGGTGATGAGCTACGGCTATTTGCCTATGCCTGCCAGCGGACTGGGCTTGACCCCTTCAGCAAGCAGATATACGCCATCAAGCGTGGCGGCAAGATGACCATCCAAGCCGGCATCGACGGCTTGCGCAGCATTGCAGAACGCACTGGGCAACTTGATGGCTCTGAGACGCTCTGGTGCGGTGATGACGGCGTGTGGACTGACGTATGGCTTGGCAGCAAGCCACCTGCTGCGGCCAAGACCACCATCTGGCGCAAGGGTGCCAGCCATCCATTCACTGGTGTTGCCCGCTTTGCTGACTACAACGCTGGCCAGGGCCTATGGACCAAGATGGGCGCCACGATGATCGCCAAGTGCAGCGAGGCCCTAGCACTGCGAAAGGCGTTCCCTGCTGACCTCTCAGGCGTCTACAGCAGCGATGAGATGGAGCAGGCTGTCGAGCCTGTTACCGTGACCAGCACACCAGCACCAGCGCTGCCTGCAGGCGATGACAAGGTATTCACCGCTGGCAAGGCTGCCATTGCAAAGGCGACCAATATGGAAGCCCTAGCCAAAGTGACCGAGCGCATGGAAGCCCGTAAGGGTGACCTATCCGATGAGCAGCAGGAGATCCTGCTGGCGCTTGCGCTGGATAAGGAAGCCAGCTTTGCCACTGCTGAAGAGGATCCATTTGATGACTGAGCCGTACCTGACGACTGACCAGCTTGCCGCGCGTTGGGGGTTGCAACCAGCAGCCATCAAAAACCAACGCGCACGCGGCATCGGTCCTAGGTACTACACCATCCCGCGTATCGGCTTTCCTGCTGGTACGCCACGGGTGCGGTATCCGCTAGCGCAAGTGCTGGCATTTGAAGAATCCAATCAAATCACCCCTAACTGACATGAGCCTTTACGCATCCGGCATCATTCGCATCATCACTGACCCATCACTGCGCACATTCGATAGCGGCACCATGGTCGCTAACTTTGCAGGTGGCATCCAAGAGGGCAAGGATAAAGACGGCAACTGGATCAACAATGCAATCGACATTGAGATCTGGGGTAAGTCTGCCGAGGTAGTAGTTGACCGCTGCAAGAAAGGCGACAGCATTTTTGTAACGGGCAACGTGCGCCGCCAAGAGTGGGCTGACAAGGAAACTGGCTCCAAACGCAGCAAGCATGTATTTAGCGTGCAGCGGTTTGAGTTCCTGCCACGCACCGCGCAAGCTAACGATGAGGTTGCTTTCTGATGACTAAAACACGAGCCGTCTTTTTTCAGAAAGACAATGAGCGCATCGTCATCTGGACAAATCACATACGCTGGACCGTGACCGATATGGCTGCTGGCGGCACAAAGCGATACACCAAACAATTAGCCATGGCATTGTCTGCATCGCTAATGGCTGAAGGCTACGAGGCAACCGTCCATGACTAACCCGATCACCCCACCGCCTGAGCTGGTGCAGCAGTGGTATAACTCCATCCCTGGCAGCTCAACAGACTGGAGACAGCAGCTTGCCACCAAGGCTGTCCAATGGGGCGCCGACCAGGAGCTGGAGGCGTGTTGTGAGTGGCTTTGCGAAGACGCCATACCCAACACTTCCAATAGGCTCCGCGCCGCCCGCCGCCCCAAGCCGCCGAGCTTGAAGGAGCAGGCGCTGGCATTGGTGGAACAGCATGAAGAAGGCTGGCGGCCATCACCCAAAGACTGGGATACCATCCGCCGCGCCCTGGAGGCCCTCGATGACTAAGCCTTACCGCCTAACACCAGAACAATGGGAATCCATTGAGCTGTACGCCGAAGACAACGATCACGACGCCTGCCTACTTGAACTCCGCGCCAGGGTCAAGGTGCTAGAAGATGCAGCTCACAAGCACATCGTCGAAACCAATTCAAACATTTTGGCTTTGTGTAGTCGGGTTGAATCGCTAGAAGCTGCTGAACGCCAAGCATCAAAGGTCTACCAAATCAGCAAGCCTCTGAAACTTACTGTAGAGCAACAGGCGGAGTTACAGGCATTGCTGACGCCCAACTTCAGGGTTGGTATGACGCCAACTTCTATTTCAAACCAAGTTGATAGTTCGCTGGTGGATCAGGTAGCCCACGCTATTGGCCGAGATGATGAGGTTAGCAACTGGGAGGAGGAAGCCCGCGCCGCAATCCGCATGGTGGCCTTGTGGCTTAACGAAGCTCCCTTAGATCTTTACCCCGGCGATCGCGGCATCGTCGTCAATGCCCTTTATGACCAAGCAAATCAATGATTGACTACAAATTCGTGCCACTAAACAGCCTTGAGGATCGCCTCGGCGATGCCCTTGGCCTTGCCATTGCCATGATCCGCAACCCGAACACCGTGAACAACAAAGCCATGGCTCAGGTTGAAACACCCTTTAAGGAGTGGTGTGACGCCATCGTTGATGGAGGTCGGCTCGATGACTGACCCCACCCCACTGAGCCCCGCCGCGCAGGCTGTCTGGAATGCCGCCAACAACAGCAGCGCCTATGGCCCAGAAGATTGCCTCAACGAAGCTCGGCAGATAGCCGCCGCCGCCCTGCGGGCTGCTGCGATGCACCTGCGTAGCGAAGAGTATGCAATCTGCAATGGCTCCTCCTACGCCATGATGATCGAAGTAGACGATTTACTTGACCTTGCCACCGAACTGGAAACGAATGACTAATCCCCTATCCCCCGCTGCGCAAGCCGTTGCGAATGCAATCGAACCGTTGGACTGGGAGTCTGGCCATTGCAACTACGAGGATATTTGTTTTATATCAAGACAAGTAGCAGCCACCGCCCTGCGGGCTGCTGCGGATCAGGTGGTGCCAGAGAATTTGGAAAGCTACGGCATTCGCTATGAGCTGTTGAGAATCGCCGCCGAGCTGGAGGGCCAGTGACCTACTGGCGCGTCCTGGCCAAAGCCCTCGGTGAGAAGGGTCACCCTGATCCACGCATCGCCGACCGCATCGCCATGGTGCGCCTTGCCATCCTCAGCAGCTACCTACTAACCAACGCCTTTATCGTTGCCGGAGTGATCCGCCACTGGAACCACACATGAAACCAGCAATAGAACGCGGTGAGAAATGCTACAACGCTCGCTTGACTGAAGAGCAAGTGCGCCTTGCTCGCATCTATGTGATGAAAGGGCCAGTTGGTACATTGCCGCAACTGGCTAGGCGTTGGGGTGTAGGCACGCAGACACTACGCAATGCAGTGATCTACAAAGGTTGGAAGCATGTACTACCACCGACTGAATCTGAGCTAGCTGCTACGCCGCTACCGGATTGGCTGGAAACTGTTGGCAGGGGAACCCAACGAGCGCACTGCGGGCGATGCGTCCATTGGGACCATAACCGTGGTTGCACTATGGGGATACCTGAATCAGGCAATGGTGGATTCTTTGCCGCCAGTTGCGCGGCCTATGCCACTACAAGCCTCGCTGACTAACCATCGGATCTGCGACCGCTGGCTTGCTTCTAGCTCCGCTAACAGCAGCGCGTATTCCAGCAAGCCATTCCAATCACCCTTGGCGTGCAATGCTCGTAATGCACTTGCATTGGCTGCGCCATGGAACTGTGCTTCCATTGTATGAACTAATGGATTCATCATGTCCCCATCATTCCAGAGATACCTTAACGAGATTGCGCGGTATCCACTGCTCACAGTGGACCAAGAGATCCAATACGGCAGACGCATTGCCAAGATGCGTGAGCTGCAAGAACTAGAGCGCACACTGACTGATGCAGAGCAGCGGCTGGTGCGTAGCGGTCAACGTGCCCGTGAACGGTTTATGCAATGCAACCTACAGCTAGTGGTGCATGTAGCAAAAAAGTACGAAAACCGAAGGCGCAAGTCACTTGAGATCATGGACCTCATCCAAGAGGGCAATATCGGGCTTGCCAGAGCGGTTGAGCTATTTGATTCATCACGCGGCTATAAGTTTTCAACTTACGCCTACTGGTGGATTAAGCAAGGCATCCAACGTGCGCTATCGCAAAGCGACGCAATGATTAGATTACCGACTGGGTTGCATGACCTGCTAGCAAAGATAGCGCGTACTACGTCAGACCTTGGGCAACGCATAGGACGCACACCAACATTGAATGAAGTAGCAGAACATATCGGCGTTGATATTAATGTTATCTATGATGCACTACGCCGCAGTCATGCAGTGCATAGCTTAGATGCAATATCAGCCAACAGCGAAACATTAACGCTGATTGACATGATTGCCGACCCTAAGTCATTGATTGATATGGATGAACTTAGCATCAGCCATCAAGCGCAGGAGATGCTTGAGTTGATTGATAAGTATTTAGACGACCGCTCAAAGTTTATAGTGCGCAGCCGTAGGCTACAGCAACCACTGACATGGGCTGAGATCGCTGCAAAGCTTGGCGTTGCGCCATCACGGGTGCAGCAACTTGAACGCATGGCGCTGTTTAGATTACGAATGATGCTCAACAAAGGGAAGGAGCTTAACGGCACGCCGCTTGGCGGCTTAGGCTAATCAAGCTGTCGAAATTTGGGGGCTGTCATGCCGCAACCTACTATCAAAAGAATATACACCGGCTCTGGTTATGTTTGGCGTGTATGCGTTGCTGGAGCGTGTAAAGAACATCAGCAAGACTGGCAGGCATTAGTTTTTTATCATCAAATGATTAGTAGTTGTTCTCCATCCACTGCTGCACTTCTTTCTCCAGTGTTGCGGACCAAAAACTTTGTAGCTTAAACCATTCTTGCCAGTGCTCGCTACCTTTGCATCGATTGCAGTTTTTGCAAGCTGGCACTAAGTTGCTAACAATAGTTGCGCCACCTTTATGGCGTGGCTTTATATGATCTAATGTATCTGCTGATGCGCCACAATATGCGCAGCAGTGTTGCCATGCGTCAAAGATGCGTTGTCTAAATTGATGTTTTGCATTGCGTTTGGGGATCAGGTTGGCGCCATCAATCCGATGATCCATTCAATCGGTCAAGATGGGAGCCGACACGGTAAACCCACGCGCTGAGTCAATGAACCGCATTAACTGCTGCGGACGCTCCGGTGCAAAACCCAGCTTCAAGCCGTAAGCGGTTGCACCGATCAGGCTGCCGTTTACTGACCAGTTCTGGCCCAGCGTTAGCTGATGGAAGTGGCCTTGGAATGTGTGGTCAGCGCGAATTGCTTGATCTGCTCTGTGAATCCACTTGGTCAGCGGGATTGTTAGTCCACCAATGCCGCCTTGGTAACGGCAGGCGTCACCGTGGTGGAAGCGCAACACCTGGCCCAGCACTGTCAGATAGGTCACGTTGCCGTCAGCAATCTGCCAGACGATGCGCGGCTCACTGCGGAAGTGCCGCTGCAGGCTTTGATACATCAGCCATTCATAGCTGGTGGCATGGCTGTTGTCGGCCTGCATCTTCTGAGTTGTGCGACCATGGTTGCCGTGGCTGCAAGGCACGATGATTTGATCAAAGTCGCCGTGCTCAAGCAGGTAATTCAGGCCCGCCACAATGGCCCGCTCGCATTCGATGATCTGCTGCGTTGGGCTTAACTCCTGCATCTGCACCTGTTCAGGGTGAAGCCAGTTGTCAATTAGGTCACCTCCTAGCCACACCACCATCTCAGTGATGGTCGCGCTGGAGCGAACCATGTTTACCACCTTCAGCGCATTGCGGAACAGGCCCTGCGCGCGTTGGTGGAAGATGCCTACGTCAAACTCATTGAGGTCGTTTACCGATGCTGGACGCACCACTGCACCGCAGTGCCAATCGGAACACAGCAGCACCGGCACTGATTTAGAAACGGCAGTTATCGGTGGCGGCAGAATTGCCAAGTCGGTTGGGCAGTCCACGATGCCCAGCGCCGTGCTGAGTTGCTCCTGCAGTCGCTCCACCTCGCCAATTGCTCGCTCCTGGCCATCATTGGCGGTCTTAGCAGTGGCCTTTAGGCGGCGCACCTCCAACTGCAAGGCCAACAGTTCTGCGGTCGTATCGTTTCGATTTCCCTTGGGGCACATACCTGGCTTGCATACAGGCCGCCGGCCACTAGAAACCTGCACCCATTCAAGTTCGGATTCAGCAATCCACGCCCGGCACGCTGTTGTGCGGCGGCATTGGTAGGTACGTTCGGAGTTCATGTCAGTAGTCCCAGCGAACGCGAGGCCGGCCTTTGCGGATGCCGAGGTGGACAAACCCCTTAGGCGCACCATAGCCGATGCTGAACGGCCATTCCTTGTCACACCAGGCTTGCACCGCATTGATGTCTGCACCGTCCACAAAGAAGTCCACCGCGCCGACGCTGGGCGCGTCATACAGGTGCTCACTGCTAGATGCACCACCAACTGCGCGGTTGATTGCTGCAGGTCTGTAGCCCGAGGTGATGGTGATGCGCTTGCCTCCAAATTGGACGCGCACACGTTCCAAAAATGCCGCCAGCTCGATGGCGGTGTCTACCTGGTGCTGAGCAGTGAAGCGCCGAGCAGGTTGCCCCAGTGCAAACTCGCCAAGGGTGAAGTGTGGCGACAGCTTGGTGCTGAACGGATCAGATGGCTTCACCTTGTATGGGCTGGCCTGCGGCTGCTGCGGTAGTCCTTGGCTCCATAGCTTGCCCTCCGCTTCACGGCGCCGCTTCAGGCCAGCTTCAAAGTTACTGCCAGGGTTCCTGTACAACATCATCGCTTCGGGCACCTTGCCCCAATCCTTTTCTTTTAGCCGCTTGCTGATCGTTTCAAAGCCAACAGCGCCATAGAAGCCAGCGCCGAGATTATAGGCAAATGACACCAGCGCCGACCGCTGGTCATCAGCCATCTCCCTCCAACCAGGCACATCCTTAGCCAGTTTGACGGCGATGCGGTCCACCTCCTGTCGAAGTAACATGTCCGCCTCGATGCGGTTGATGCTGTCGCCTTGCTTGACAGCTCTGCCGTCTTGATAGCGGGTATTACCCCAGCCAATTGTCCACCGATTGGCGGGGCACAAGTAGGCTTCAAGGTGGCAGCCTTCAAACTCCTTGATGATCTTGAGCGCTGCGGCCAGATCGGCCTGCTTGCCGTCTTGACTCCAAGTGGCAAACCATGCGCGATCGCGGCGCATAGCAACGGCGTAGCCATTGACTGCTAAATCCTGTTCCAGCAGTTGCAACGCAGCAGCTTGATGCGGCAGCGCTTTATAAAACCGGAACAATTGCTCCAGCGTGATCGGTGCGGTGTTAGTCACGTTTCCAAGGTGCGTGGATACTCATGCCGCCACCGAGCAAGCGGCTGTCACCTGTTTGCAAGGTGTCATCTATAGGGTGCTCGACGATGATCGGATCGGGAGCTTTAGGTTGCGTTGCGTGCCAGTCGGCTTCAGCTTTATCTAGCTTGGCGGGCAACGTCAGCTCAAACCACCACTGTCTGATGGCAAATTCAAGCCGACGTTGCCAGCCGGGCTTACCAAAGCTGATTAACGCTTTTTTGCCTTCAGCACGTTCAGGATCTGAAATGCCAGTTGGACAAGGCTGTTGCTCTTCAATGGCGACAAGGCGATCAGCTCAGACGCTGCTGCGATGATGATCCAAAATGCGGGATGGGACAGGAAGTCCACGGTTAGATGCGCGGTTGTACTTCCAGCTTACTGACACGCTGCTCTACTGAGTTGAGGCGGCTAAAGGTCTCGCGGTTGGCGTCGCGCATATCAGTATGAATTATCTCCAACTGCGCGACAATGTGCTCTACTGATGCGGTCAGGCGGATAACAGCATCACGCGCCTGGTCGCTGCGGCGTGAAAAGCCCATCGCACCCATTGCCGCCACTGAGATTGACGCTCCCGCCACCGCCGCTAAAACTTCGATCATTGCGGCAGGGGGCTACTTATGTATCTTAGCGACCCTGCCCACGCAGCAACTTGCGCCCGTGGCTTGGTTTTGATCGTGCGCCATTACCCTGCCGAGTTCCCTTGGGTTTACCCGGCTGGTGCTGCAGTGATGCGGTGCCGGTCTTGGCTTTTACGACCACGGCACGCCAGCAGCAGTAGTGGGTGTGCGCTGCTCATCAATCTGCGATTGCAGGGCAGCTTCAATCTCGGCTACCTTTTCTTCACCGCCAAGCTTCTCCTGCACCCAACCGATGACGACTTCAGGGGTGAGGTCGGCGTAGGGGATGACGTTGCCTTCAGGTGCTTCAAGGCCAACACTGCCATAGGCACCAGCGGAATAGGTGCCGTCGTTGGCGTCAACCGCGTAATGAACCACGATCACAATTCCGTCGCTGGTGTGCCTTTCCATCTGGGCGACGCCCCAGGTGTACTCAGTGGTAGGCAGAGCGGTGGTAGCCATGGGATGATCAGTGATGGGGACAGTGTACCTGAGCTAAGCGTGGAAGTGAAGGTGACTACTGGGCTTAGGTGGCAATAATGCCAAGGGTCCGCAGTTTTGCCAGTAACGCATTCAACTGTGTAATTACGTCAACGGCAGTAGTGGCATCAGCAACAGCAGTGGGTTGCACCACAGGCGTAGCGTTGTAGAAGCCCAGCTTCTGCGTGGTAGCTGTGCCGATCTTGGTGCCAGTGGTGGTGCCAACGGCGATGTTGCCGGCCTCGGCCACCTGGAGCACACCTGCGCTGGTAATACGAAGCCGCTCCGTCGGGGTATTGGCGCCAATAGTTACATTCCCTGTGAAAAACTTGAGATCCATGCCGCGACTACCATTGCCATCAAAATTCCCATTTGATTCAGCGGTTATTTTTGCAAAGATTCCTGTATTACCGCCAGAAGTATCAGCAGTGTAAAAGTTAATCTGACCAAATACAGAGTTGGCGCCAGTAATGTCAGTGTTTGTGTTGGTTAAGGTAACGACACCGCCAGAGCTGCCCGCCGCCTCAATAGTTGAACCTGAGTTAAACGCAGTAGACGTGCCAACTAAGAGCCTGCCGCTGGTGTCGATGCGGGCGCGTTCACTGCCAGCAGTCTCAACCGAAACAGTATCCGCAGCGGGGAATCGAATTGCAGTATTAGTGTTGCCGCCGTGGATAATCTTGTCGGTGATGGTTACGTCGCCATTGACATCCAGAGTTGTGGCAGGGCTTGTATTTCCAATCCCTACAAGCCCTGTATGAGTAATGCGTAGTTTTTCAGTGAGCGTTCCAGCGTTAGCGGTAGCAAATACAAGTCCGTTTGAGACGCCACTTCCAGCGTCGTAACTGTTAATTGCGGCAGATACATCAAAGGTCGTATTTACAAAAGCAATGTTTCTGGAGATGTCTCCAGTAGTTGATTGATCAGCGTTAAGAATTAACTGGTATTCACTGGGTGTGCTACTAAGCGGACCATCTCCGGTCCCTGGGCCTAGGTCAAGCAAACCGCGAGGGCTACTGGTCCCCAGACCTAAAAGGCCAGCGGAGGTTAGGCGCATCCGCTCGGCACCATTAGTCCATAAGGTAATGGGATTGGCACCATTCTGAAAGATGCGCGACAACCCCGCTGTGTCTTGCCCTACAAGCAAAAAATTAGCTGGAGCGCCATTGCCAACAAATTCAGCGTAACTGGAAACACCAGCACCTCTACGCAAGGCAAGCGGATGCGTCGGGGTGCTTGTTCCAACCCCTACATCGCCATCTGCATCAACAAACAACCGCCCCGTGCCACCCGTACTGATGGCTACTTGGTCTGCGCCTGGGCTATAGATACCGGTGTTGGGGTCGCTTTCAAACGCGATACTGGGTGCAGCAGCGGTGCCATCGGGCATCCCGCGCATCAGTTCCTCGATCGTGATGCGTTTGTTCTTGCTGGCTGCCGCTGCTTCGCTGATGTCAACGATTGGCAGAAAGTCACCTGACGCTGGCGTGGTCAGTGCTGTCAAGTCTGAAATCTTACGGTCAGCCATGGCTGGAGCAGTCCTTTATGACCTACTCTACTGTCTCTGTATCGGATGGCGCAATAAAGCTGCCATTGACGTAGCCCCAGCCGATACCAGCGCAATCTTGAAGCTCTACTAGTTCGCAGTCATCAGGTGGCTCCCATGCTGTTTGCTCGTCTAAGACGATGACATTGATGACAAGGCCGTTTTTAACGATTGCGTAATCCATAGTCATCACCAGATGTAAACGATACAAAGGCCAGCACCGCCAGCACCACTGGCAACTGCTGTTTGATTGGAAGCGCCGCCGCCACCGCCTGGTACGGATGCAGCGGTGCCGGTGTTGGATGTACCACCATCACCACCGTTCAGGCTATCGCCGCCAGCATATTGAGTGGCGGAGCCATCTGCGCAACCACCGCCACCACCGCCACCCCAAAAAGCAGTGCCACCGCTACCACTGCCGGCGTCGCCGGAACCGCCGCCGTAATCACCTTTGCTTGGCCCCGTAAAACCGGAATAACTGCCACCTGATAATGTAGAGCTGTGGCCATTACCGCCTGAGCTGCCAGAACCGGCGCTAAGACTGCCGCCGCCGCCACCGGCGACCGTGCTGCTGCCGCCGCCGCCACCGTAGGCGCTCATCAAACTGCCGAAACTACTGGTGCCGCCGACATTGCCATCTGCATTAGTGCCAGATGCAATTGCTGCACCGCCTGCGCCGATCGTAACTGCAGCAGATCCAGGCAGGTCTGACAACTGAAATAGTCTTTGCACACAAGCACCACCGCCGCCTCCGCCAACAAACGCGCCAGCATTGCGTGTGCCACTACCGCCGCCACCCCATATGGTGACCAACGCAATGGTGCCAGCAGTGGGTTTTACCCAAGTGCCGCTGGACGTAAACACTTCCTTGGTTGAGCCGGGCGGGATAGCACCCCAGCTAGCGACAGTGCCGTTGGTGGTTAGGTACTTACCGCTTTGACTGGTCTGTGATGGCAGCGTACCTTCAAAGGCAATAGTGCTAGCACTGATTGTGCCGAGTGTGATCCATGCATTATTTGAAGCATTACGCTTTTTCCATATCGGGTTGGCGCCACTGGTGTCAATCCAATCCTGAAAAGCAACCGTTACTGAAGGTGCAGTGCTGCCACTATTGGCACTGAACAATGCCGCAAGGTTGTTGTTGATGTCAGCGCGTACCGTTGGGAACGTCGCGTTCTGAATCGTCTGGTCAGCTTGTGCCATTAGATTTCCCTCCCGTAACCAACGGCGGTGTAGGTAAAGCTGCGTGTCACGGCTGCACTGGCGCTGTCCTTAAATGCCACTGTAAACCCTGTTCGAGTCACCGAGGTCAGCGTAAAGAAATCGCCGGTGGCCATGTTTGATGGGCTGATGGTCACATCAGGAGCCGCGTAGAAAGCATCGGCGTAGGTCACAGTATAAGTGCTGCTGCCGCTGCTGCTAGCGGTTTCAGTGCGTTGCTGCAGTTCAGCAGTGGCACCAAGTTCGCTGATGACTAGCCCCACCTGCGTGGTGCGTGTGGCACCTTCCACCTTTAGCTGGATGCCGCGACCGCGCACAATGGCATTGGCGTATTCGTTCCAGTCGCCCCAGGTAGGGGAGCTTGCTGGGTTGTCATCAGTGACGCGCACATAGGTGACGGCATTTACCTGGTCAAGATCGCCGCCGTCAAAGTCGCTTGGCTGGTCATCAAATAAACCAGGCACGCTATCGAATAATGTGCCAAAAGATACGGCACCACTTACGACACGACGCTGCACATTTATGTCGTACACCTGCCCTAGATCAAGCGCATCTTCGTAGATGTACTCACCTTCTAGGTCAACGCTTGGGTCGAGGAATAGCCCGTCATAGCCAGCGTCATAACCCAAGTTGGTGTCAGTGCCGTTGAACTTAGGCGACTCATCTTCCTCGGCCCATGTCTTCACCACTAACCGTGGCTGTGGCGTGGGTAGCACCGCCGGGATGCCAACAGGCGTAACGGAACGCACGCCAGATTGATCGCGGAATGCAATGAAGTAGGTGCCTTCTAGTAGCGGTACTTGCTTCTGGGTTTGATTGCCTGCTGCTGCTTGCACGATGGCATTACTGGTTGCCCATTCTGCTGTAGGCAGTTGCCGTGGGTCATGGCGTATTAGCACCTCGCCGCCAATTAACACGTCAAGGTCAGTTGCTATATTCCATTGGATGATGGCGCTGCTTTCATTGATCGGCACCAGGCTGACGCCGGTCACATTCGCTGGTGGTGCGCCAACGCCTGTCACCGCAAACATCATCTCAGTCGGTGCGCTGCTAATCACCTGCGTAGAGCTGATTGCATATACCTCCACCTGGTAGTTGCCAGTCGTTACGTCCTCAATTTCGTACAGCGGGCCATACTTGCGAACCTCTGTCCAGTTGCCAAACTCTTCACGCCACCGGATGCGGTATTCGTTGACGCCGCGAACGCCTTTCCATGTCAATGCCAACTTCGTCGCAACCCGACCGTTGAGCGGGTACAGGATTTCGGTGCCAATCAAATCCTGCGGCGTTGCAGGTGGCTCGTTCAAGTTGGTAATGTCGCGGGCTTCAAGCGGTGCGCCACGTTCTACATAGTCGTATTTGCTGCTGTTGTAACTGACCGCAGTGATCGAGTAGTTGATGCCATCTTGCTCTTGAAGGCCAAGCACTTTCCATTGCGTTGGCTGGATGTCATCAGTTTCGACCATCCATGCAGCGCCGTTTTGAGGTGCCACGCTGAACGATGGTGACACTGTATAGACGCCAGCAGTTAGATCTGTTATGCCCCGTGATTCAACAATGCCGTCATTTAGCACCACGCTAAGGGTGCCGGTTGATGGCAGATCAACTGCATTGTCTACCGTGACAGTAGATGTAGTTGCGGCACTGATGCGCCCAGCACGGCGGGCGCCAGCCTTGACTGGATCGGCAATGTTGATGACTGCACCAGGGCGAACGATGATGCCGTTTTCTAGGCTGGTGGTGAAACTAACTACTTCAGTCTCATAGCGTTCGGAGTAGAGAATCCACTCGCCAACGCGATGCGCTTGTGATCGGCTGGTGGTTGCAAATGCTGTTACCTCTTTGGTTACCACGCCATAGCGAGCGATACCCTCAGGATCTTCGACCACTTCACGGTCGATGTCACTTAGTTCTAAGTTGAGCCAGCCAACAACGACAACAGTTGAGCGGGTCTTCAAGCTGCTGGATTCGTAGGAGAAACCTTCTTCGCTAACATTTGCAAGACTAAATAATGCAACTGGATCTGATGGCTGGTCTTGCATCATGCTCAACGATCCAGCCGCCCAATACGGCATGGCACGGAAAATTGAGCACATGTCGTTGATTAACTTATATGCCTCATCCTGAGATTGAATGTTGACATTACAGCTAAATCGTGGCTCGCTGATTGGGTCATTGAGGCCGGTAGATACCAGTTCCCCACAATATTTACTGGCTTGAAAAAATGCCCACTTGTCCAGTGTGTTGGCTTGTATGTGATCACCCAATCCATAGCGCCTGTCGGTGAGCAGATTCCACAGAATCCAGGCGGGGTCGCTGGTCCATGCAGCAGCACCGAACGTACCATTCCAGATGCCGGCATAGGTCAGCCTGCCGGTTTCCAGGTCAACGGTTGCATTGCTTGGGATAGCAACCTTGATGCCACGGATCTTGTATGCACGTTGCGGGATATTACTGAACTGCTCAGCGTCGATCCGGGTGGCGACGTAGGCAGTGTTTGGATACTTGAGCTTTTTGTAGATCAGCTCGGTGTAGCTTGACCATGAGAAGGCATTCGTTTCCTTGATGCTGGTCGGTTCTGCTGATGTGCGGCTAACACGAATGTCAACAGGAAACGCACCAGCAATATCAACGATGTAGTCTCGTTGATACAAATCAGACGTGCGACCTGAAATTGTGTCAGTGATGACGGTGGTGTAGCTACCAGCGGAATATCGCCGCTCGATAGCCAACGATAGTGACGAACCAACGATGTCGCCATTGTCGAGTAACTTTTGCAGCAATGACACGCTGATGGTTAGGCGTACAGCGTTAACGTTGGTATCCGTAATAGTTTTGACAACTGGCGTTGCAAGCACCACGTCTTGACCAACCGAAACTTCTTCTTCAACGGCATCAAAGCCTGGTACATACGCTTGGCTTTGCGTGCCAAACTTGCTGACAACAGTGACGTTCTTGAAGTTGAAGTCTGCGTCCTGTGGCAGCGTGTTATCAGCCGTAGCATTTAGCAGTCGGGTCTTGTTGAAGTAAATATCTTTCAGTGACGCATTTATGTATTGCGTTGTGCCAGGTGTTAAGCCAAGGCGTGATGGTGTAGCAAACCCTTCAATCTCACCTTCGCTGAGAATCTCAACGATCTTGGCGTAGGCCGTTGAGTCGAGGTTGTCTTTGGCTTCTGTGGATTTACGAAAGGCGCCACCAGCCTTACCCTTGCCGCCACCGCCACCAGCACCGTAGATACTCATGAGCCGGAAACCTGCACGATGTCAGCGCCGGCGCTAACAACAATGCCGCCAACCAGCATTTCGCCATAGACAACAGGCACCGGCACACCAGCACGAGTGGTGTTTTGGATGCCGCTAAAACTGAAGCTCTTCTTGGGGTCGCCTTCGTCTGTATTGGTTGTAGGCGTTGGCGTAAGCAACTGCGCGACGCCGCCGAGGACAAGACTCGTTCCCACGCCAACAATTATTTTTACTGCTGTCGGGCCTAACCATGCCGCTGCGCCAGGGATTGCAAAAGTTGCGACAATCAACGCGATGCCGAGCAAAATCCGCCCAATGGCACCAGCTCCAGCTATCACCGGCACAATCTGGATCTCACGGCCCATTGGGTTGTGGACATCATCCAGCGTTAGGTCTTCGCCAGCGGTGTGGACGCGGTAATACTGCTTTGCCATGTGGCCTTCAAGTTCCGGCCAATTGGTCAGCAGAAAGCGCACCGCCTCAGCAGCAGTGGCGACATCTGCTTCCAGTACGCGATGGCCGACAAACTTAGCGAGGGCTCCGTACAACTTGATCTTACGCAGCATGACGCAACCTCCTTCCCGTACATTTTAGTAGCCAACCACCGTAAAGGTCACGGCTGCTAAGACGACTCTGCATATGATGCAACACCATCTGATCGCCTAGGTAGACGGCGCAGTGGTTCAGGCCAGAGCTGCTGATGCTCATGAACAGCAGGTCGCCCCTTTCCAGTTCTTCATCAGGCAGCAACTCGCGGAAACCTGTCGCCTTCCACCGCTCATCAAAATACGGCTTAGCTTGAAAATCTTCTGGGTTGGTACAGCGTTCCCAGTCGCGTAGCTTGATGCCATTTTCGGCGTACCAGTCACGCGCTAGTGTCCAGCAATCATGGATAGCCCACACCCACTCACGACCAATCAATGGGGCCTTAAAGCCACACGGCTTGCATTCGCCCCATGATTCAAGGTTTGGGTTGACGATATACCACGGCAAACGACTGGCTTCACAGGCGGCACGATCTGCAGGTGATGGCTGCGGTGATGTGCTCGGATGGCTGTGGACAATAGCAAGCACCTCGCCTTGGTCTTCAGCGGCCACATAATCTTCGGTTGACAGCACAAACATCTGGTCTGGTGCCGCCGATTGATTGCGACATGGGATGTAATGCTCGCGGCCTTTGATGACCACCAACAGCCCACATGCCTCGCGGGGTTGTTCCGCTTTGGCGTGATCTAATGCTGCATCGCGCCAGGTCATGGTCATCCGCTGAATGTGCCAACGCCGGGGAAGCCACCGAATGGTAGTTCAGCATTCTGCCCAAAGCGTAGGTGGCAGCTATTAAGGCGCTTGCCACATACATCACCAGATGCGCTCAGTACTGGCTGGTCTGCGGCATCAAAGTAGTTGGTGCCGGTGTAGCCGCATTCGGCAGAGCGATACGTCCATGGGCATAGGTTGGCGATGCACTGCCGCTTAGGTGCTCGTACGCCAGCAAGGTCAAAACTAGCTGCCAGTTCAAACTCAACCAAGGTGCGGTTTTCGGCGCTCTTGCGGTCGATGTAAAAAATCTCACGCGGAAACTCGGCGCTAGTGTCTTCGGTTGGATTGATTGGCTCCAGCAGGAAGCTGCCGCCATCTTCAAGCAACAGCGCATCGCTGTCTTCAGTTAGCAGGATGTCGCCGCTGACTGGGAAATTAACAGCATCTAGATACTTGGCCAGCGTACGGATGCGCGTTACCTTCGCGCCTTCCAAGCCAACCGGCAAACTAAGAATGATTGCTGTAACCGTGCCGAAGATATTGCTGACGCGAATCTTGGGGCGTGGCAGTGATCCCTGCCCGCTGTACTCAAATCCATCCGCTTCAATTGGAAACTTCAGGTAGCTATTGCCACGCCAAACTACATCGCCGTTATTGACTAGGTTGACGCCTGGATGGAAACGATAGATTTCGTTGCTGCCGTGGATAGCTGTAACCAGCTCCAGCTCAAACAACTCAATAATGGCGCTTGGGTTAGCTGTCTGAAAATCACCCGACAGGATGGTAACTGCCATCCATGTGACGGTGCCATCTACTGTCTCATTGCCAATAGTTGTTGGCCAAAATGGTTCCACTGCACCAGTAGTACCAGCAACAACGCAGCGGAAGAAGAAACCGCTAGCGGGTTGAATAGTGGCCTGAACAACATCACCGACGTTGTAGGCGTAGCTACCTTGCCATAGTGCAGGTGCGCTCATGGTTCAAACACCTGCATGAAGGTCACATCTACTTTGCTGCGTTCAAAATCAAACAGCTCTCTGGTCCAACTTGGGCATGTCCACTTGTAAGTGTTGGCATCACCCGGCGGGCTCCAGTCAAAGCTGGCGGCATCATCAGCGCGGGCATCGAGGAATGCTTCGATAATGTCGGCGTCGGCGTCGCTAACGCTGAACGAAAGCCGCCATTCCTTTGGATTTTGGTTTAGGCCAAAAATAACACGTTGTTGGTAGCCGTCGCCAAATTGTGTGACGCGAATCTTAGGTTGGCTGCTTTTGGTAGCCGAGTAGGTCGGATCGTAGTCAGGGAAGGTAGCCATTATGTGAGCAATCCTCCAGGGCGTTTCTGTTTGACAAGTTCTTGTTGGATAGCAGCAGCGATCAAGCGACCGAGCTGCTTACCTTCTTGTTCGTCGCCTTCTACCTTACTACCACTGGCGTCTACGTTCACGACCACGTTGACACCGCCGCCGCCGCCCATCTTGTCGTTAGCGACGATGGTGCCACTGCGGCCTGGTACGAACAGCTCCGGGCCACGCTCGCCCACCATGTAGGTTTGGCCGCTGGATACCGGGCCGCCTTTGGCGCGGCCGGGGAGCAGACCCATTCCAAACGATGACGGGTTAAACGATGCAGCAGTGCCGCTAAATGCGCCGCTGAAATTGCCAACCGAGCCAATCCCTGTAGCGCCACCGCCAAACAATCCGAGCAACTGCTTAAAGGCATACATGATGACCATCTGAGCAATAATCTCAGTTGCCATATCAAGAAATGACTTGGCTATGTTCTGAAAGAATGATGCCAATGCTTCTTGCGCAGTTTGCGTGCCAGTTATTATGCCCTGGAATGAAGATGCAAATGCATCACCAATACCTTGCGCACCGCGTTGCGCCATATTGATTGGATCTTGCAGTTCAGTTAGCCTTGCCTTATATTCATCAATTTTCTGTTGTGCGCGATCATTTGGATCAAGGTTTACATCTGTTCTAAATGCACCAGCACCGCCGGGCAGCATCCCACCCATCGACAATCCGGCAAGCTCATAGAAGACTTCCAGTTGCTTTTTAAGTTCTTCAGTTTGCAGCTCTAATGTTTGCAGCCTTCTGATTTCATCATTAACTGCCATCAAGTTTACTTTCTGCTCTGCATCTTTGAGTTCATTTATTTCGCGCACACGGTCTTGATACTCATATTGAATCTGCAACCGCTTGCGTTCAATTTCGGATGTGGTGCCGAGTAGTACGGCTTGACGAGAGAATTGGCGGAACAGGTCATCACCACGCTCAACTGACCGCTGCAGTTCATCCGCCAGCCGCTTGGCTTCGTCTGCAGCCTTGCTGGCCCCGCCACCACCTGCAGCGCGCCCACCACCACCGCCGCCTGCTGTAGCACCACGTAGCGCCGGCACGCCTGGGAGCCTGGGAGCCGATGGTGCCGCAGGCCCACGGGGCGCGCTTGCTTTGAATAATTGTTTTTGTAAATTAGCTTCAAAGTTCTGAGCCTCTTGGTCAAATGGATTAGCAGCTCGAAATGCGCCAAACTTATTGCGCGTTTGAATTGCGGCTTGCTCGTTTGCTTTTAATTGCGCAGAAACCCTTAAGCCGTTATTTACGCGATCCAAGAAAGCATTGATGCCATCAATCAAGAATTTGAATACAGGCGCAAAAAATGTGCCTATATTTCTTGCAAGCTGCTCAAACGAGTCCTGCAAGGTTGATAATTTACCATTCAACGTATCACTCTGCGCAATGGCTCCATTTGCATACTTGCCGCCTGCACTGGTGAGCCTGAGTATTGCAACTTCTACAGCTTCAGACCCGATACGCCCTTTCTCTAGCGCCTTTTGGAACTCTTCGCCTGAGAGCCCATACATCTTGCGCAGCTCGGTCTGCAACGCAACGCCACGCTCTTGAAACTGCAGCAACTCTTCACCTTGCAGTCGCCCCTTGGCTTGCACTTGGCCGTAGGCAGTTACCAGCCCAGACAGCTCAGCGCCAGTGGCGCCGCTTACATCTGCCAGCCTGCGGGTGGTTTCAACGACCTTACCAGCCTCAACGCCAAACGCTTGCAACCGCTTGGCCGAGTCGATCAGCTCAGTGCTGGTAAACGGTGTAACGGCGCCAAGCTGCTGCAACTCTTTGATGATCTGCCCGGCTTTCTGCGCGCTGCCGGTTAATACTTCTAGGCTGCGCGTTTGGCTTTCTAGCTCAGCAGCTTTTACAAATACAAACCTTGCCGCTTGAATCCCAGCAAACGCAATCGCTAGCTTCCCAACTGCTGCTGCAATGCCGCCAAATGCCTTTTCAGTCTGCTGCGCCTGCGTCTGCACCTGCCGCAGCTTGCTAACAGCATTTGAGCTGTCAACGTTAATGGCGACATTAGCAACTACAGACACAGCCCTACCGCCTTTGCTTCATTCTACGCTCTTGCTCTTCGTTTTGCAGGTCAAAATAACAGCTCCATAGGAGCAGCTCTTCCATTGTTACCTCTTGGTTGAGCCGGGCTAGTGAGTAGCCCAGCTCTTTAGCGATACCAAGCTGAAGCAATAGTAGGTTGTCTTTCTTTAGCTCAGCTTTTAACGCTTTTCATGTCTACCTCTACCTCTTCCGGGTTGGTGATGATCGCCAGCATAAGTTGCTGCAGGTCAGCATCTTCTACCTCGTTCTTTAGCTCAGCGATCTCGCCAGCGGCAAACAACCGTTGCCCGGCATCATCCACTGCTTTGGTGACCAGTAGGTTTAGTGCAAAGCCGTTGGGGTCATCACCACCTGGCATCTTTTGCGCCCGCTCACGTTCGGACATCGTAAGCGGCGCTGAGTAAAACTCAAAATCAGTGCCATCGTTTAATTTCACCGTACGCTTGACAGGCGTCAGGTTGGCAGCTTTCTTGAGTCGTGACAGTGCAGACGTGGTTGCCATAAATATCAGTGATTCGCTATCACTTTAAGCATAAAAAAGCCCCCAGCGCAAGCTGGAGGCGCATGTGGTAACCGATCATGCAGAGGTGCTGAAGTCGAATGTAGGAGTACCGCTTGGGCGGAAGGTGATCTCCACCATCTGGGCATCGTCAGGATTGATGTTAAGGCTAGCGGTCAGCAGCACTGCATCCATGGCGATGCTGCGGCTAAGGGCTTCAGTGGTGCCCTTGTCGGTGTACAACTTGAAGCCGCAACCAACCTGCTGACGCTGAAGCACGTCTTCCACCATGCGGTTGGATAGTGCAGCGTCTTCGTTGGTGACGTAAACGCTAGCGGTGCCGCTGCCATCAGCAAAGCCAGGGATGTAAGCGCGGAATGGCGCATACTGTCCAGCAGTTTGGCCGATGGTGGTTACGTCGATTTCAGCGCGGCTGATCTCGAAGCTCCATGACTGCACCTGCCCAACAGCGGCGTAGTCGGCGTAGTACACCTCAAACTCGTTGGGCGCCACAGCAGTGCCGTCATCAGTAATGGCGAGGATAGTGCCGCCAGCAGCAGTGGAAACCGTCAACGCGCCAGTAGCAGCGGTGTAGGTCAGGACGTAGTAGGTGGTTGCAGCCGAGATAGGCGCAGGCAAGGTGCCGGTGCCTGCAGCGCCAGTTTGGCTGTCAATTACGCGAAACTTAACCGGATCGCCTGGCTTCAGGTTGAGGTACTGCTGGATGGTGATGACATCAGTGCTTGCATTAACACCAGTCTCCGGAAATGTGCCAGTGGTTCCAGCAGGTTTGTAGTAAAGGGCGCCGGACGTACCGGACAGGACAGTGACGGCCATTGTGTGAACGGTAGTTGGCTAGTGACAGTGTAACTAGTCTAGGTACGCTTCAAACGTTGCCGTAAGTTGCGTTTGGTAATACGGCTGCGGTGCTGCTGGTGTTACCTGCGCAGGGCCTGAAGCCGCGTCAAAGATAATGCTGCTGAACTTGGCGCGGTCAAATAGGTCTTTCACGCGCTCTGCAATGGTGAAGTTAGCCGCAGCGCCAGCGCCGATAGGGGTGAAGATATTTACCACCAGCGTGCCATTCTGACGGTTAAAGCTGGTGAGCGTAGCGTAGTTGTTGTCGCCAAACCGGATGAACGCCTGCAGCCATGGCGTGTTGTTAGGTGGCGTAAACGGTACGTTCTGATAGCTGACCGGATACACCGGAGCAATTGCCATCTGCGTTGCAATGCGGCCTTCAATAGCAGCGCGGACATCGTTGTAGGTGCTGCTCATGATTCCCTGCCGATGCGTGCTGCTGCAATTCTGACGCGGCCTTGCACGTCCTTAGCGGCGCCTTGCACCCAGCCGCCAGGCGCTTGCTTGCTAGTGCCCCTAGCTAGCGGCTCTGCATACGGCAGGTTGTTGTGAACTGAGTAGACGTTGCCGATGCGCTCTTGCTGGTAGTTCATCTTGCGCAGCGGAAACATCGGTCCGGCAGGTGGGCTGGTCTTGTCGCGGCCAAGATTACTTGGTGATTGCTGCGGGCCTGCATCGTACGACCCCGCTGCATTCTCACCAACCTGCCAGCTAGCGCGAAACCTACCCGTATCAACTGGGCTGGCTTGCTTGAGCAGGCTGTCAGTTTCCAGCACCGCCGCACGCAGCAGCTTCTCCATCTGCTGGTTGCAGTAGTCGCCAATATCACCAACGCGGATAGTGCGTGCCATTAGTCCCTCAGGATTAGCTCGTAGGTAATCGCGGTGTTGTCCTGCTCGATGGTGCGCACCTCAATCACTTGCAAACTACGGCCTGCGATGATGACGCGGTCAGCCATCGTAGGCACTACTGCGGTATCGGCTGCTGCAATCAGCAGCCGCTTGTCGCCAGCCTGGATCAGGTCATTCACCTCACGGAGGTTCACGTCCTGCAACACGCCGCGCACTGCGGTGTCGCTGATAGTTTCGCTAACGGTGCCGGTAGTTGGGTTGTAGACGCCAGGTGTCACGCGGCGTAGTGTTGCAACACCACCAAACTTTGCCATCAACTTGCTGGCAACCTTACGCAGCGGGTTGGCTAGTGTCATGCAAACACCTCGCTGGCAACAAGCCTGCCGCGAGCAAAGGTGATGTCAACATTGCTGCTGTGGTTGGCGATGAACAGTGCTACTTCATCGTTGGCAGCCATGCTGATCATCCAGTTGGTGACGAGCTTGGCTTCCTCGCTGCCCGAGCCAGTGAAGGCGCGACACTCGGTCTGATCTATGGCGGTGCCATTTTTGGCCAGCTTGATACCGAGGATCTTGTTGTTGCCACTGACGGTCTTGGCGTCGATGCTGCCGTAGATCTGCATCAGCTTGGTACTGCCGCTGGTGTTCTTGACGGCAAAGGTGTTGCTGGTGCCAAGCGTCATGCCGCTGGCCGTGGCGGCGTCGAAGGTGCCAGTTAAGCCGGTGGAGACGTACACGCCCTGCGTAACTATATCGATGGTGCCGGCGTCCATCTTGCTGACTTGACCGCGCGTCATGGTTGCAGCAGCACCAGACGGACCTGCAGGGCCTGGCGTGGTGATAACGACTGTGTTGGTAGTCTCGTTGACGGTTACGGTTGTCATGGCGCTGTATAACCCTCGGAGACGTACACGATACCCTCAAGGTAGTAGTTCCGTAACCCGCTGGAATCTTCTAACAGCACGTCGTAATACGCCTCATCTGGAAACGCAGCGGTTTGCGTATCCGTCAACGCAATAGCAATGGTGCCGGTAGCACGGTTGGTGTATGTAACCGTGAAGTCAGCGTATTTAGTGGTGCGGCCAACGTTCCATACTTGCGCGTATGCGGTCCAACCGGTGAGGTTGATGGCAGCACCAGTGCTGTCTTTGAACTGCAGCGACACGTCGTAATCAGCCCGTCGCTGCACGGTGATATTGTGCTGGCCGGGTTGTACGCTCATTAGTTGAATCCCTCCAGTTGCATCTTGTCATCATCCTCGTATAGCAAATAGTAATAATCTTCTGTAACAATAAACTCCAGCACCTGCGTGCCAATCTTTGGCGCTAGCTTGAACTCACCATCCAAGCCGATGACAAACGTATCGGTGCTGTAAATCTGCAGAAGGTCAACACCCTGCAGAACCTGACCAGTAGCGACATCTAGGCGTATCATCCCTAGCTCCTGGTAACCGTCAGCAGGTTGTCATTGGCGTCGTAGGTCATCGTTAGCTTTGCGACTAACTTGCCGCCTGATCCGCCGCGATAGTAATCAACCACTGTCAGGTTGCCGCTGCCGTCGTAGGTATTGCTGATGTAGTCATGCGTCGGGATCTCAAGCCCTGCGCGCATTACCGCGTCACCGCCGCCAAGGAAAATGCTCATGACCTGCGAATTGCGACGTTACCTGGTCCACTTATTCTAAGCCCTGTCAAATAGCGTTCCATGATCGGGGGCACCTTATCAGCGCCAACAGCGCCGTAGCTTTCGCTAGGCGTCACATCAATGCTGCCGATTTTGACATTTTTATAGTCTTCCAGTCCGCTAAGGCCAAGGCCATCGGGGTTGTTGTTGAGGTAAACGGCCAGCACCACCTGCGCACGTTTGACTTGATCTGGGATCTCAGTGTCAGTGAAATAATCAGTTGTGATTCGAAACGGAAAACCAACGGCGTAAGTGTTGATGTAGGTATCGGGCTTGCGAACACCAGTTCGCGGCCATTGCATTGATTGGGTGTCAGTAGAGCGAGCACCAAGAAAGCGTTCACGATCAAGCCTCTGCGCAGCGGAATACAACGCACGGTTTTTGTTGTCCGTGGTAGCGGTGCCCCATGCTGTCGCATCAGCGTCTAGCACCATGCCGTCAATAATCAACTGCGCATCAGCCAACGTCAGGTACGAGTTTGCGTCTGCCGCGTTTGGCGTGGCGATTATCGTGATTGCCATTGTCCGGCTCCGTTGGTATCAGTTTAGGCTCTGCAATAGAAAGAGAGGCCGCCTCCGTAGAAGCAGCCTCTTGTTCACGCAGTCGCCGGAAGGCGAACAAGCCCATTAAGCAGCAGCAGCAGCAGTAGAACCTAGGCCATAAAGCGTAATTGCTTCAGAGCCTGATTCAACAGCAGCAACGTAGCCGATGAACTCCTTGGATGCGTTTTGCACTACGGTTGCCACGCCACTGACAGTTACGCCAGAGCCGCCTGCAACGGTAATTGTATTGGCGCCAGCGGATGCGTTGATAACAACGATACGAAAGCTAGTGCCAATCGCGCAATCGCCGCCGATTGCAGCTACTACAGCCGCAGCAGTTGCTGTGGTGTAAGTTGCCGCAGCGGATGGGACGCCACGGACAATCGAGTTGTAGCTTTGGGCAGCGGTCAGTGTAGCGGTAGCCGTAGGCGCCGCAAGGGTGATTTGTCCTGGCAGCAAGCCGCCGGGAATGTCGCCAAGTTCAAAGATAGAAGCCATGATTAGTTACCTCAATCGAAGTTAGAGGTGTTTGTAGCCCGCACGATCCCAAGGTTCTTGAGTTCGTACACCTTCGACCAGTTACCAACTGTTGCCAGTTGAGCGCGAGTCGGGTTAGAGGTTGTCACAGCCCACTTGCTGCCAACGGGGTGGTAGCAGTAGTGAAGGTCAATCGACATAGCGTCGGACTTAGCTAAAATATCGCGATCAGTTTCTGTCTGCATTCCCATCTGCTCACCAGAGGCAACAGCGCCTTGGGTGAAGAAGTAGGTGGCATACTCACTGGTGGAGCCAGTGCCTTCAGTTTGCACATCGTCAGAGACGATTACGCGCAGACCCATGTAGGTAGGCACGGAGTTGTCGCCGCCGTATGCGCCAGAGATGCTGCCGCCAGACTGGGTGGTGCTGGTGCCGCGAGCATCAAGGGTGCTGACATAATCAATCGCCTTGCGCTCAACCAGGTCGTAGTAGACCTTGGAGTGCATGGCAACGGCTGCCAGCTTGTCGCCTTGGTCACCCAGCAGGCTGCGGGCTTCCGCAACATGACGGGGGCTCAACACCGTAGGGGTGTCGCCAGATTCGCCGTCGATGGTAAGGCCAAAGAAAGCAGCAGATGCGCTAGTAGTGCCGAGGGTGCCGAAGACACCAGCAAGGCAAGACAGCAGATCCTTCTGACGTTGGTTGGCAACATAATCAGCGATCTTGGCGCCGATAGCAGCCATGGGGTCAGCGCCAGCAGCAAGAGCTGCGAGGTCGCGTGACTCAAAAGCACGACCACGGTGCAGGATAACGCCAACCTGCTTGTCAGCAGTGATCTTGCCAGGTGTCAGTGAGGTGCTGTCAGTCAGCACTTCAAAGTCGCCAGACAGGTTGGCTTTGAAGAAGGGGACATTGATATAGTCACCACCCTCGGTAGCATTCAGCTCAGCCATTGGTTGAACCACGCCGCTAGCCAAGAAGGCATCACGAAGGGTGGTTTGCTCAATGACGTAAGGCGTGAAAATCTCGGGGATGATGATGTCAGAGCGAAGAGTCGCCATGATTCATCTCGAAAGAATGGGTTTACGGTGTGGGCGCAGCCCGATCACCAGCGCAGCCGGTTGCAGATAGCTTAGCGTGCTGCAGCAGTCTTCAATCGTTCGTACATATCACGGTCTGTACGAAACAGTCGTGATTGCTCGGTGAGATTAAATGACTCCTGCGCAAATGGGTTCTTGACGCCTAATGGCATCTCACCACTGCTGCGCCCTGATGGTGCGCCGCTACCTTGTGGCCTTGGTTGCTTTTGCATCCATGCTGGCAAGGTTTTAGCCCATTCGCTCACTGGTGTGCGTTGGTAGCCATCGACTACTACCACCGTGCCGTCAGGGTCACGCTCGATTTGGTCGCTGCTCAACTTGGTCTTGAGCACCATGTCAGGGTCATGCACCAGATCAGCTAGTGCTGTTACGGCTGGCGTAACGAGTTCAAGCTCACGGACGCGGACTTCAAGTTCGGCGATGCGCTGGTCCTTTTGCGCCGTCGCCTCACGGTACTGCTGCTCCAAAGCTTGTCTTGCTTCGCTGTACTTACCTTGCGATTCAAGTTCAGATTGCTCAGCGCGTCGCTTGAACTCAAGTAGCTCATCGACATCAACGCCATCTGGTAACTTCTTTGACTTAGCGGTGCGCAATTCAGCAATCAGCTCTTGGTTCTTGCGTTCCAGTGCTTCAATGCTGCGTTGCATTGCATCAGTAGCCGCAGGCTCCTGAGTTTGGATTTCTTCGGACATGCTTATCCCGCAGGGATATAGTGCGTCACCACTTTACCTTATCGGCCCAGTAAGCAGCACTTAGCTTACCTTTGGCGATGTTGCTAGCGTGCCTGGCCTTAAATGATGCCCTTCTGGCCTTGTCCGCTGCTGATTCTCCTGTTCGTGCTGGTGAGCCAGATACGCCCTGCTGTCCGAAACGTATGAGCCTGATGGTGTCGCCGTCTTTGGCGAGCACCGCATGAGACTTGTTTGGGTTGCTAGGCGTCCGCTTGGGTTTGTTGTAACCCTCAAACTGCTCGCCGCGATAGGTGATCACTTTTTCTTGCGCTTAGGTTTCTTCGCGGTTTTAGCAGCAGCCTTAAATGCAGCAGCAGATGGCCTGCCAGCTTCGCCTTTACGCGCCATGCGTTCGCTGCTGCCAGCTTCAATGCGCTCGCGTTTTGCGTTGATGTTGGCGTATAGGCCAGGCTTCTTAGGCATCACTTCTTACCCTTCGGCTTGCGTGACTTGCCGGCTTTTGACAGCGCGATTGCGATTGCTTGCTTTTGCGGCTTGCCCGCCTTCATCTCGGTTTTGATGTTGCCCGAGATCGTCTGTTGTGACTTGCCCTTCTTCAGCGGCATGACGCCATTCCTCGATACCTAGTAGCAGGTTAGCGCCGTCTGCTGTTGCCCAGCCCTTATCGGTGTAGATAGCCGGCACCCATGCTTCACCTGCCAATGCCTCGACAGGATCAGAGCTGATGCCAGCGGGCGTGAAGTGCCGGAGGTTAGGCAGGCCCATATCGTTTACGAAGCTGCTCTAATGTTACCTCTGCGCCATCATCACGCACCAGTTTTGCGATGGCATTGCGTGGCCCGTACTTATCCGCCAGCCTGTTAAAGTATGCAACCTTGCCGGGGCCTAGCGCATCAGCTTGCACGCTGCGTGGTTGCTTGGCTAGCCACTCGCCATAGCTTTGATTGATTGGCACTTGGCCATCTTTGCTAGCCCTAGTTGCCGTGGTTGATGGCGGCAGGATGTCTGGATCGATCACCGGCACTGTCGTTGACCTGCAGTTGAAATGCTGCGGCGGCATCGGACCCTTGCCGTATTCAAACTCTCGACCATCCAATGCACGACAAATGCTGCTGGTGCGGGTATCCAGTGTTGCCACATAGCGATATTTTTTAGTAATGTCTTGGTTGGCTTCATATACCTGCTGGCTGGCGGTGTTTGCAACTTGATTGATGCTGGTGCGTACTAGCGTAATGATTTGATTATCGGCTACGGCTGTTGCTTGCCCGCCTGCTGCTACCAGTTGCCGTACGGTCTTGGCTTCCTCGCCAAATTGCAGGCTACCAATCAACCGCTTGGCGATGTCGGGCGTAGTTTCACCCGTCAGCAAACCTTGCCGTACCACCTGGCTAAACCGCTCAGCTTGGTCAACGGCAACACCACGAAATGCCTTGGTTATGACCTCACCATTGGGCAGCGTAATAGTGGCACCCTTGGCAGCAGTAAGGCTGAATGTCTGCGGTGCGCCCTGCACTGCTGCAAACAGGTCATCGCTAAGCGCCACCACGTTGAGCTGCGTCGGGTCAGTGGTGACCACCGACTGCGCAAACTGCGGGCTGATCTCCACGGTGCGTACTGCATCACGGCTACCAACCGGCAATGCCTTACGCAACTCTTGAGTTACAAACTCAGATTGCAACTCCGCCAATCCTTGCAGCTCGGTTGCAGTTAATTCGGTTGCGTCACCTGCCCATCCTGCTAACGACTGCTTGAGCTGCGCCAAGATGCCACGCAACCTAGCCGCCTTATCCGGTGCCGCTAAATCGTCAATTACACGCAACTGGTTAACTGCATCAATAATGATGTCGTTGTACGCATTAATGACACGCCGCGCCACGCTGTTGCTGTAGCGGTTAAGGTCAATTGCATTGCGATATAGCGACTCAGGTGTGCTCATTGGATGATGCCTAAATCCTTAGCGGCATACCCTGATCGGATGCTGACATTAGCGCCGCCTTGTAATGCGCCGCTAACAACTGCGGCAAATGCGTCATAACCGTTTTGGCCATCTTC